GGTAGAGATCATTGAGAAATACAAAGCTTTAAACAAATGACAAAAAAAGAAGCTCTAGAATACATTGCAAAACGCTATGACAGGATCAAAGATTTTGTCTATGACATTGATGTGAAATACTTCAAGCTCAAGGGACAGTATCATGAAGATATCACTCAAGATCTGTTTCTCAAAATGTATGCTGAAATAGAAAAGGCTGAAAACAATCCTGGAATGATCAACAGATTTCTAGACCGACTCTCTGACTCTGGTACGTTTAAATTATATAAGACAGTCAAAAACATGTACATAGATCTAATAAGGAAAGAAAACAAATACATCTCCCTGGATGACAACATAGGCTATCTAAAAAGACATGCAAGTCAGAACTTTGAGGAGCAGCCAGAAGTGATCCTGGAGAGTGAAAAAGACATTGACAAAATGATTGATGAATATGTTGACAGCTTCTATTGGTTTGACAAAAGAGTTTTTAATCTCTACAGATACGAGTTCAAAAATCACACAAACAACATGAGTGAAGCAACAAAGCTCTCTGTCTCTACAATCTACAGAACTGTAAAAAGATGCAAAGTGAAGATAAATGACAAACTAAAAGACCACTACTATGAAGAGTAAAGGACTTGGAGATGACATTGAGAAGTTTGTGACTAAACCTCTGGGAATAAAAAAAGCAGTTGACACTGTAGCAAAAGCTCTAGACAAAGACTGTGGCTGTCAAAAAAGAAAGTCCATTCTCAATCAATGGTTTCCAAAAAAAGGCAACTTGACACAGACAGAGTTTGATTTTCTGCAGATGTTTTTTGAGACTTACAATGGCAAAAGACTTAAATCAGAAGAGGAGAGAGACATGCTTTATATAATCTACAATAAAGTAAACAGGACAAATGAAAAGCCTTCTTCATGTTCTGCATGTCTGAACAGTATTGTTGAAAATCTTAGAGTTGAGCTTGCTAGATATGAGTAAAAGACTTGAGAAAATATACAAGATCAGAAAGCACCCAGACAATCCTAGGCTGATCAAAGATGAAAAATACTTCTCCCTGGTCAAGTCAATTGAGACTTTTCCAGAGATGCTAGAAAAACGCCCTGTTGTTGTCAATGAGGATTTGCTAGTGCTGGGAGGCAATATGAGATTAAGAGCTGCTCAAGATGCTGGCATGTCAGAAATTTGGATAGATGTTGCAGAAGGATGGAGTGAAGCCAAACAGAAGGAGTTTGTCATAAAAGACAATACAAATGCAGGGAGCTGGGACTTTGACATGCTGGCTAATGAGTGGGAGGTTGATGATCTCAATGATTGGGGTCTAGATCTACCAATGCCAAAAGAAATAGAAGAGAAAGAAGAGAAACAAAAATGTGATTGCTGTGGAAAATGATTGGGAACTGAGTTTGGGATTTTATGTAGGTCTAGTTATAGGCTTTAGACACTATGCACAGAACAACTGCACTGACTATGTTCTTTATCTACCATTTATTGATCTATGCTTAACAATTTACAATGACTAAAAAACAATACAAAAAGTCTAATTTGAAACAATATAGACAAGGAGATCCTTTTCCAAAGGACTTCTGGAACTACAACATCAATCCCATCACAGGCTACTACATTGATCTGTTAAAAGACAAAAGAGGTGTGTTGAATCCTAAAAAAGAAAAAGAAAATCAGACTGTAGATAATACAGCATAAATACAGCAGAGCCATGGGCAAAGATGACATCAAAAAATTTCAGTTTAAAAAAGGGCAGTCTGGCAATCCTAATGGGAGACCAAAAGGTGCAAAGAATAGATCAACAACTGCCAGGAAGTGGCTCAACATAAACATCAAAGCTGTCAATCCATTGACCCTGGAGGAAGAGCAGATGTCCCAGGAGGATCTGATGACTTTGGCACTGATTAAGAAAGCCAGACAGGGTGATGTGGGTGCATATAAAGCACTCCTAGACTCTGGATATGGTCAAGCAAAGGAGAACATAGATCTCAACTCTGATGTTCCTTCTATCGACTTCTCAAAGCTTTTTGTTTTTAAAGATGATCCAGGAGCAGACACAGATTGAGTTCAGTAAAAAGTACAGAAGATTCTGGAATCAGACTAGATACACAATCCTCACAGGAGGAAGGGGATCTGGGAAGTCTTTTTTCACAGGAGTTTTTTTGCTAGGACTAACCCAGGAAGCAGGACACACAATTCTGTTCACCAGGTACACACTTAGAGCTGCAAGTGTTTCAATCATTCCAGAGTTTAAAGAGAAGATTGAGATGCTAGGCTTACAACCTAAGTACAAGATCACCAGGGATGAGATAGTCAACAGAGAGAATGGATCAAAGATCCTTTTCAGAGGGATCAAGACCTCATCTGGAGATCAGACAGCAAACTTGAAATCACTCCAGGGAGTCACAACCTGGGTAATGGAGGAAGCAGAAGAGATTGATGAGGAGTCTTTTGACAAGATAGATCTATCAGTCAGACAGAAGGACAAACAGAACAGGGTGATCCTGCTGCTTAATCCTAGCACAAAGGAGCATTTTATCTATCAGAGATTTTACCAGGACAGATCTGTTGCTCCTGGAAGCAATTTGTCAAAAGGAGATACAACATACATTCATACAACCTACAAAGACAACATCAACAATCTATCAAAAAGCTACATTGCTCAGATAGAGAGAATGAAGCAGAGGAGACCAGAGAGATTCAAAGCAGTTATTGAAGGGAATTGGATTGAGAGATCAGAAGGTGTGATCTACACAAATTGGAAACTAGGAGAGTTCCAGGAAGTATCTCCTGCAGTCTTTGGTGCAGACTTTGGATTTTCCCAGGATGAGAATGTGCTTCTAAAAACATCAATTGACAAAGACAGAAAAATCATCTATGTGCAGCTCTGCTTTTACATCAAAGCTCTGACTACATCAGATCTCAGAACACTCTACAAAAAACATGCAGGAGATTCTCTGATCATTGCAGATTCCAGCGAGGTGAGGCTCATCCATGAACTCAAAAGCACATGCAACATCAAACCCAGCATCAAAGGTCAAGGGAGTGTGACATTTGGCATTGCCATGCTCCAGGACTATGATCTAGTGATCCACAATGATGACCAGGCTGTGCATCTAGTCAAAGAGCTAAACAACTACATCTGGCTAGATAGAAAATCAAACACACCTATTGACAAATACAATCATGCACTTGACAGCCTTAGATATGCAATCAGCTATCAGCTTAAAAACCCATACCAGGGACAATATAATTTCCTATAGAATCCTAGACCGATAAACACAAACAGATCCGTTTTATAATAAATGAAAACACAAAAGCTAATAGTTCCAAACAAACTCTCAGAGCTTACTCTGGGACAATACCAGAAATTCAACAAGATCCTGGGCAAAGATCCAGATCTAGACTTTCTAAGAAAAAAGACAGTTGAGATCTTTTGTGGAGTTCCACTCCCAGAAGTTGATCAGTACAAGTTCACATCAATTGTTGAGGTCACAGAGATCATCAACAAGATGTTTGAAGAGAAACCAAAGCTGATCCAGAGGTTTGAAAAGGATGGCATCGAATATGGATTCATCCCTGTGCTGACAGATATGACCTTTGGAGAGTTCGTAGATCTAGACACTCTCATGAGTGATTGGGACACCATGAATGATGCAATGGGAGTTCTCTACAGGAAAGTAAAGCAGAAGCACAAAGATCAGTATCTGATAGAGGACTATGACTCAGACAAAAGAGTAAACATGAAAGATATGCCTCTGGATGTAGCTCTGGGAGCAATTTTTTTTTTGCAAAGTTTAAGGAAAGAGTCTCTGAAACATTTGGAGTTCTATTTGCAGAAACAAGTGAGAAAACTGTCTCCACAAATGAGGAAGCACTTGGAGAGAATTTCGGCTGGTGGACAGCCTTCTATCAAATTGCAAAAGGTGATTTGACAAAGTATGAAGAGATCTCAAGGCTCAACTATGCAGCATGTCTGACTTGGTTAAGTTTTGAAAAACAAAAGACAGAGATAGAACTAAAAAAAATAAAAAATGCAAAACAAAGCTGAATTGATCAACTCACTTTATGACAGGAGCTTTCTCCTGGATGATGAAGAGATCATCTTATCTGATGGATTTGAGAATGCACTCATCGGAATCTCAGCATCAGAGCCAAAGGTAGCAATCTATGATTTTTGGAAAGCAATTGATTGTGTCCTGGTAGCAGACAAGGAAATGAACTTTGATGAAGCACTAGAATGGCTTGAGGAGTTTGTGACAATGAAGATTGAAACAGTTGAAGAGCTGACCCCCATTTTTATTAAAACAATATGAATACATATTTTAAAGTCATTGATGATCTCCAGGAGGCTGCTATTGCAGAGCCTTTTGTGAACAAAGTCACCCAGGGAGACATCACAGAGATCGACCTCAACAGATCAAACATCTATCCTCTCTGTCATCTCCAGGTGCAGAATGCCACAATCAATGCAAACACAATCTCTGTAGATGTAGGTGTGATCCTTATGGATCTAGTTGATTTCTCAAAAGAAGAGAACACATCAGAACTCAGAGGAAACAACAATGAGATTGATGTGCTTAACACACAGCTTGCAGTTGCAGGAAGATTGCATGCAGTCCTGGAGAGAAAATCAGACTACAGAAACAGCTATCAACTAGACACTCCCTTCTCATGTGAGTTTTTCACAGAAAGGTTTGAGAACAACCTGGCAGGAGTTGCTGCATCATTTACAGTGACAATGCCAAACACTATGACAAGCTGTTAATGGAAGCAACAGATCTCAAATCACTAAAGAAAGCACTCAATAGATTTGGAAAGACAGTTGTCTCTAAATCTAAAAGAAAGCTAAAGAGCAACTCTAAGCTTGCCAAATCTCTGGATTATAGTGAGCCAAAGATTGACACAAAAAAGGGCATCATAGAGCTTGAATTTTATGCAGAGGACTATGCCAACTTTGTAGATCTTGGAGTCCAGGGAGCAAATCCAGGAAAGCTTCCTCCAGGAGCAAAGAGAAGAGGAAAGCAACAAGCACCTAGAAGTCCCTACAAGTTTGGATCTGGTAAGTACAAAGGCAATGGAAGGCTCAGAGATGCAATTGACTCCTGGGTAGTCAGAAAAGGCATTCCAGGAACAAGAGATGATCAAGGGAGATTTGCAAAAAGAAAGAGCCTGGTGTTTCTGATTACTAGAAGCATCTATCTATCTGGGATCAAGCCTAGTCTATTTTTTACAACTCCTTTCACAATAGCATTCAAGCAGCTCCCTAAAGACATCAAACAAAGCTTTGCTCTAGATATTGAGCAGAGACTAAAAACAACAGCAGAAAAATGAGTACAAAAATCAATGTCAGAAGTCCTTTCTATTTAAACTTGACAGAGCCTGTTGCACCTACTCCACTCTTTCAGTGTGGGACAGCAGACATTCAGAACTTAACAATAGATCAGCAAGGTCAAATCAATCAGCCAACAACTGCACTAGGAACAGTGTTGTCAATCACAACATCAGACTCTGATTTCAGCAATGACAAGTTTGCAACAGTTACAACTGCAACAGATAGAGATCTCACAGTAAGGATTTCTATTCCTGCACTCTACTCAAACTCTGCTGATGGATACATAGACTGTGACAAAACAGTTGAGCAGCCAGCTCTGATAGTTACACAGCCAACTCCATCAGATCCTCCTGTGACATGTTCTGGAGGAGTGACAGCAAATGGATCAATTCCTGCAGTTGCAATTGATGTAGATGGTGACTCAAGCACAGTGAATCTCAGCAGCTATTTTACAAGCTCAGATCCTATCTCTTCATATAGCATCTACACAGCAAATCAGACTCTAGTCAATGCAAGTGTTTCTGGAAACACATTGACAATCTCATCAAATGCAATTGGAGGATCAACAAATGTGATTGTTTCTGCAACAGATGGAGGATCAAACACATGTACAGCATCTCAATCAATAGCTGTCACAGTTAATGCAGCAAGTCAGACATTTTTGTGTTCACTAGCAGGCTTCTCTGGAGGAGGGATTGCAACAAATGGCACAATCACAAAACCAAACTCAGTTGCTGATGTAGGAACTATCAGAACAACCTCTGGT